CGATTCAGACGGCGGCTCGTGGGGCGGCGGTCGTAGCGGTATGAAGGTCATGACGGATGCGCTCACAGGCTGCCAGTATCTCACCGTCCCGGGCGGCGGAATTACCCCACGGCTTGATGGTGACGGGCGGCATGTTGGGTGCAGGAAATGAATGCAAGGCTGAGACAATCCTTTCGACTAGATGAGGGTGATATGCCGATTTTCGTTAAAAAACCGATGATTGAAGCCCGTCAGTTCGACGGGACGCTTGAATGCAGAAATCGACTGGAAGCCGAGTTTGGGGTGACAACGGTATCTGCAACGATCTTCGAGGGCAGGGTACTGGCATGGCGCATCGGCACACTGGAACGCTCTTACGAGGTGAGCCCAGGAGACTGGATCATCCGCGGCGTGAAGGGTGAGTTTTACCCGTGCAAACCGGACATTTTCGAGGCCACCTATGAGCCGGTATGAAGAGGATGAGACGCCACAGCGTTGGTGGCGTAGTGCAGTAGACGCTAACTCAGGAGGGGCTAAGGTATGATCGTCATGGTGTCGCCAGACGGACGCCGCTATCGGCTGCGATGGGATGGACTGCCACCGTTCAACAGCTACGGAGTTGGCGTTCTTGTTGGATACGATTTCTGCGGACGTTTTGACATGGAGGCTTTTGCATCACTCACCCGCGACGGCTGGAGGATCGAGTGCTCCACTGATAAGGAGCGCAGCAGGGTAGCCAGGGCGTTTGAATTTGCCGAGATCGACCTGCCAGATGATGCGATTGTGGTGCGCTATGACCTCTGAGCGCGTCAGGAGCGCATATGCGATCATCCACTAGCCACCCACACCTACCGCCCGCCGTTCGTCACCTCATCCCACTGCCGGATTGCGTCAATGCGGGCCCGGCATTGCTCGTAGAGGCTTGCGGCGTCGATGATCCATCCGGCAACGTCTGCATCCGTGCTGTCGCCGGTATCGGTGGCATGGGCGGCAGTGGCTGAAGCAGGGCTGCCGGTGGCCGTGGACAGTCTGAGGCTGAAAGCGGGGGATTGCTGGAGCAGGCCGCGAGCGCCAGCAGACAGGCAAGGGCGGCCAGTGGTAGCGGCTTGAAGGTCATGGCGGAGTCTCCTGGTCGTGGCATCGAGTTCGGTAATGCGGGCTTCGCGCTGTGCGATGACTGCATCGGCGGCGCGGCTGGCGGCCTCCATGCGGCGTCTGGATTCATCGGCTGCGGCGGCTTCGCGCTTGGCAATGTCGGCGCGGATTTGCGCCACCTCGGCCACGCGGGCGCGGTGCTCCCAGGCGTAGCCTATCGTCGCGCCAGTGGCTGCGGATACCACGGCCACCAGAATCCAAGGCCAGAAGGACGGCAAAGGCATCATGTCGCTTTCCCTCCCATGCAGAGGCTGTATTCCGCCTGCCTACGCTTGACCAGCCCAGGCAGTTCCCGCCCACCCGCCTTCGTCCACTTGAGCAGTTCGCGGCAGGCCCACGTGTAGTCCGGCGGGTTGGCCTTGAGCTTCTTCACCAGCGTGGAGCGGCAAGCCGCCGCCGATCCCACGTTGTAGGCCCACGAGACGTAGGCGTCCCACTCGTGTCGGTAGAGCGGCACGTCTCCGATGCAGGAGGCGAGTTCCTGGGCGATCTGGTCCGCCTCGGTGGCCAGCATGACCACGGCCCGCTGAGGGGTTACGGTATCGCCCTTGCGAACTGGCTGCCCATCCTGGTGGCGGGTGCTGCCGAAGCCTACGGTCTGCACTCCGACGCCATCGTCGTAGGCCTTGCCGGAGTAGCCCTCAAACCCGGCAATCAGGGCCACTGCTATTGCCGATGCGCCAGCGCCAGCTATGAGCTTCCGGCTAGGCGATGGTTTGGGCTGGTCCATCAGAACAACCCCAACTTGTGCGCCGCGAACATCGCCGCCGCGCTTGCCGCCGCCCACACGGCGGACTGAACCCATTCGCTGGCCTTGGCCTGCATCGGCTCGGCCACCTCCAGCGTCCTCACTCGCTCGTCGATCTTCTGGACAGCCTCCATGACGCGCTCAATGGCCTGGGACGCGGCGGCCTGTCGCTCCTCAACCAGGGCAAGCCGGGTGATTGCCTCGGACATGCGTTGGATCGCATCGCGCAATCCGCGCATGTCCTCTTTCACCTCCGCCTGATCCTCGCGGATGTGCTCGATGTGCTGCGTGATGCGCTCGATTTGGATGGCGCTGTCGCGCTCTTTCTCATCGGACTGCCTGGTCATATTTCCCTCGTCTCAGACTCGTTCTGGGGTGATTATAGCCATGCAAACGGCACAACCTGCCGCTGCCAGCTTGTATGCCCATCACGCGCGGACTCGATTTCGATGCGGACGTTCGCGGGCTTGGTGCCGCCGTTGTCGGACGTGGCAAGAGCCTCTGTGTATGCTTGGCCTGTTCCAGCGATGCCGCTAAAAGTGCGGATGAGGCTGCCGCCCGTCTGTGCGTTGTAGATGCGCAATGTGTACGTGGTGCCTGGCTCCGGGCCGATGTCTCCCTCGTTTTGCTCGACCAGGTAGGCGGTTTGCTGTGTGCGGTCCCGATGCGCCCAGGTAATGGCCAAATCGCCGGACGCGCTTGCCGGGTAGCTTGCACCATTGATGCGCACTTTGCCGGGCGGGTATGGGCGGATGAATCGCTTGGCCATAACCACGCTGTCGGCTGGCGCGGACGCCTCCAGGAGCGTGCCCAAGCCGGTCCTGGTAAGGAGCTTGACATTGACGGTCTGTCCATCGCTCCACTCGGTGGTGTCGATGGCCTTGGCATCGTCGGTGAAGTGGATCGCCACACCCGCCGCGTGTGGGGCTGGCACGGTATCGAGCACGCCCCTTGCCACCGTCAGAGTGCTGGCGGTGACGCTCACAACCTTGACCAGTTCGCCATCCACGTGCGCCCACGATCCTGCCTCGACAAAATCCAGATCGACGCCGCCACTGATCGAGAAGACTGTCTCAGTGCGGCCGACTGCGGCGGCCAGCGTGGCCACCGGCATGAAGGACCCGCCCGCGCGGTCGGTGTAGCTGGCCGATCCGGTGCGAGACAAGAGCCGGTAGTCGTATGCGTCCGCAGTCGGGCGGCTGCCGGAGGCCAGCACAAGCCCGGAGCTTGCATCCACGTCCGCAATCAGCGAAGGCATGTCGCCAAGCACTTCGCGGGCCACAACCCAATATGGCGCTTCCATGACCAGACGCACCGGGCAGGCTGCGGGAGAGGATACGGGATGCGTCCACCCGGTGGGCGTGGGCGCGCCGATAACTGTGCTTGCCGCCGAAAAAACATCCTGGATGGCCGTGATCGTGATTTGCCCATTGGTCAACGTGCCATAGTCGATTTCGGCCACGCGCATAACCATGTCCAGAATCCCAAGCGGCGGCCATTGCAGCCTGAACACGTCGCCTACTGCCAGATTCCACGCATCGCGGTTGCAGAGGATTTCAGCGCGTGCAAGCGGCGTGGCAAGCTGGCGCAGTTCGCGCAGGGCCACCTTCAATGCCTGGTCCGCATTGATGAGGCCGCGATAGTTGCGCACAACAGGCACACTCGACCCGCCCTGCATTTCGAGGATGGCGATGTCCTGGACTGTCACGCTGCCGGGCTCTCCGGTGGCCTGGTCCTCGAACTTGACTTGCACCTCGGAAACCAGTTCGCCAGGCAACGGCTGCGAAAACCTGTCCACGCGCAGAACGTTGGACGAATCCAGGATCGGCAAAGTGGCGATGTTGTATCCGCCACGGGCGAGCTTGAGCACAAGCTTACCGGTGGCCGGGCTGAAATGAAGGCTGCCGTCTATGTGCTGGAGCACGTAATGGATGAACTCCTCCGTCTCCTGTTCGCCTTCCCAGAAGAAGGCCAGCATCAGGCCCTCGCTGTAGAGCGTATCGGCGGCGGCGATGAAGGAAGCTGTGTCGATGTCACCAGAGGCCATGCCAATGCCGAAGGCGTTGCTGGTGAGCAGTTCATAGATGATGTGCGCCGGGTTCATTGCGTCGCCGATGCTTGCCTTGGCCGGGTAGAACCCGCCCGGCGTGCGCACCCAATACGCTGACCACGGCTTGATGTATGGATTGAGTGCTGAGACCTGCGGGCTGCGAAGCACAAGCGCGGCAAGACCTCGAAACGCTGGCACAGGGTAGCCGGTGAGCTTGCTGGCCAGGTAGCTGTTCACGCCTTGGCTTGCACCGCCAAACTCAACATCGACAAGCCCGACGATGCCGCCTTCCTTCTTGTCTCCGCCGAATAGGTTGGGCTGGTTGATGTTGAGCTGTGTGTTGGCCGTCACGTTGCCGCTCCACACCTCTTTATCGCCCACCTTGATCTTCTTCAGCGCGGTCATTGGCGCGGTTGTCGGGCTCAGGCCATAGACCTGGTGCATACCGACGTAGTACCGATATCCGACTGTTGCGGATTTACTGCTGCCCATGCCGATTCCTCACGTGCTCGGCCAGCTTGAGCGCCATTGCGTCTCCCGTGGCCTCGACCTTTTCGATTTCGATGCCGTCGCGCAGAAAGGCCGCCCAATCCCACCCCATACGGGCGAACCAGCGACGCGCGCCTCCCGCGCAGTAGCGCGGCTCAATCTCGTCCAGGTGATGACGCATCACCCTCATTTCTTCCCGCCCTTGCTCTTGATCGGCGTGGTGCGCACATCGCCCCACCAGAAAATGTGCGGCGACTTGATCCAGCGCCCACCGAAGAGGACGCCGATTTTTCGGCCTTCCTCAACGGTCGGGATGTCGATCTTCCCCGGCTGCGGCTTGGGCGGCTTGGGTTGCAGCAGGTAGCTGATGACAGAGGTGATTGCCCAGACGATGAACTGAGTCCACATGGCTTATCCCGCGCTGTCTCCGGTGAACGGGTTCTTGACGGGGAGCCAAGGCGCCCCGCCGAAGTTGAGGATGTTGCTGAACTTGCTGTTGCACGTCGCTGGAGTGTGGTCGCATCCAGCGTACACGGTGAACGCCGCATTCTGCGGAAGGCCGGGCACTGCCGCGCTGATGGTCACTGTATCGCCCGTGTGGCCTATCACAAAGCGCGGAACGCCGTTGAGGATGATCTTGCCGCCAACCCACCAGCCATCCGGCTTTGTTGCAAAGGCGCTGGCCGTCAACGTCGCGCTGTTGATCGAAAGCAGATTTCCGGTGGCTGAGAAGAGGGCCGGTGAGACGGTGCATCCTGCGTCATAGAGCGCGTGCGGGCACTGGCGCTGTGCAGGACGACGCAGGCCGATCCGCTTCAATGCGGTTGCAAGCGGCTCGCATGTTATGGTGATTTCGCTTCCGGATGCGCGGATGCCTGCAACCCGGCCTCTCCACCAAGCCACCGTTTCGCCGTCGCCGCGATGCTGGCGGTAGATCGTCAAGGCGATGACGCCAACAAGGGGGCTGGCGAATGAATCGGCCACCAGAGGAAGATCGCGCGGCGCGTTGATCTCTAGGGTGGCCTTGTTGAGTTCCTGGGTCTGGCGAAATGCGCCGCGCTTGATCGGACGCGGTTCGTAGGTCTCCGACTGGTACACAACGGCGGCATCGGCGCTGGTGTAAAGCCATTTGCGCGTGCCCTCGGTGAAGCGGTAAAGCTCCACAGGTTGCGCGTCGTGGTCGCTGGCTTCCCTGGCTGCGTAGGTCATTGCGGCAGGCTCCTAAGCATCGTTGAGCATTCTGCCACGGCCAGCGAATGCCACGCGATTTCTACCTCATCGGACTCCAGCCGGGTGAGGTGCAGGAAGCGCGCGCTCTTGATGTCAGACGTTTGCAGCGTCACGCCAAGCGCGCTGTCGATGGTTATCTGCTCGGAAGCGACATTGACCTCGCTGGATGCGGTGATGGCGCGGTAGAAGCGTTGCCCGGCCTGCGTCTCGATCATGATATGGCGGCGGTCTGCACGGCCTGCCAGATAGCGCGCATAGCCGATATTCTCGACCGTGATCGAGACGGCTGACGATCCGATTGGGGCCAGGATTTTTAGGTCTTCCGCTTGCGTTGGAGACCAAAACGGCACGCGCCGCCCTTCGCGGGCCGCAAGCCACTTTTTCAGCGCCACGATCTCGGCGCGACTGCCAAGCGTCCAATGCCAGCTCTTCAGCAGAGCGGCAAGGCCGGATAGATCGTCAACCCATGGAGCGCTGGTCTCATAGTCCAGCACGTCAAGCTGGCGCATGGCCTCGACCTCGATGGGCTCCGCCCAGTTGGGGCTGCTGGCATAGACGCGATAGCCCGCGTAGGTGTCGCCAGTGTCCACCGCTGCGATGGCCGGGCTGTCGGTAAGCTCGAACTCCACCGTGCCGCTCAGGTGATGGTTGGTCTCGCGGGTCAATCTCTGACGCTGAGGCAGGCGCGCGGTCCGTACAGGGTAAAGCCTTGTGCCAGCAGGCCATGCCGAAACCGTTGGCGACTTGAGGGTGATGGACGATGCGCCGACGCTTGCAATCTCGACCGCCTCATTCTGGTCGTGTGAGCGCCACAAGAGCGCCAGGCCGTTTGGCGCGAACTCGTAATCCGTGGTCTGGCACGGGATTGTGCTGCTGCCTGCCGCCAGCGGCGCGGAAAGCGACTGCATTTCCGTCCACACGGGTAGCGCGTACAGCCTGGATTGCCAGCCAAGCAGGATGGTTTCGAGCTTGGCCGATGCGCTTCTGTCCTGCGTAAGCAGAGAGTACGACAGGCCACGCCGCGGAATCCCGCGCAGCCCGATGCGCTGCTCGATGCCGGACTGAGTGAGCAGCACGTCCGTCAGCCATGCCAGCCTCTCGCGGACCGGCTCAGACCAGTTCGGAGCGAAGCCGAATACCACCACGCGGCTGCCAGAAACGCGCAGAACAGGCGACTCAGACGAAAAGACGAACGTGTAGATAGCATCTATCGTCGCGGGGCCGTCTGGGTCCACGTTGAGGCTGAATGTGCGCTCTTCCAGCGGTGAGAAAAACGTCGGCGCGGTGATGCCGGACTCCGTGATGCCTTCGGTGCCATACTCAAGGATGGCTCCAAGGCCCTGCTGCGTCATGTACGCATTCCAGACCGTTGCCTGGCGCGTCTGCACGCTCAACAGGTTGCCCAGGTCAATTTGTGGCGGCTGGATGTGGATGCGGTTGTAGTAGTCGTCGAAGTAGCTGGTGGCGATGCCGCCGGACTTCACGTATGGCGTGGTGGATACCGGCAAGTTGTTGGTGATCGTCTGAGCGCCAGGGCTTGGCGTAGATGGCCATACCGCCAGATCATTGATCCAGGAGTCGGCGTATCCGTACAGGTCGTCTGTCAGATACGGGTTGTCATGTCCATAGCCCGAGAACCCTGCGAGGAATCCTGAAATGACCGGCACTTAAGGCCCCTCGTAGCGGATGGCCCAGCCGAAGGTGCCGGTGTGATCTACGTAAGTATAGCCTGATGAAAGAGATACTCCGCTTGCATTTCGCGCGGCTGTATTCTTTTTGTACCAAGGAAAAACTTTCCACTTGTCTGGGCCTATGGTCAGAATATCGCCAGGAGACAGGTTGTCCATTCGCACCAAACGGGCGAACTCAAGATCGACAACAAGACTCGACTTGTACGATGACCGCTGTTTATAGGCCCTGAGCGGGAGCAGCGCCGTCTCTGAGTTCCATGAACTCGGCTGTAAACCGAGCAATGGGATGGCATGTCTAATCCCTATAGGGTTAGAAGACGCCGAGCCATACCATGTCCATCCGTCTGAATCAAGACCATGATTGACCCAGAAATTTCTTGAATTGTAATGGCCGAAATCAGTTGCCCAAAACAACGCTGGGCAAATTTCCCCATAAGAGTCTCCGCCAAATTCTTGCCCCATCAGAACGTAAGTTGTGTCAGTTCCTCCACCTGTTGATGTGTATTTTCCTACGCTCGCCCCGCACCAGCCGCCGCTATTGACAAGACCGGGGACCTTGCTTTTCCCGAATGCCATCCATTGGTATCTGTCCACGTCGTAATTGACGACGAGATAAAGCTCCTGTGCGAAGCCGAAGACCTCGTAGTTGCATGGAAACGAAATTTCCTTCGTCGGGTAGCCGGACCGCTGGAAAAGCCGCCCGATTGAGACAATATCCGGGGCCGGGTTCGCCACCGCGTTGCTCTCGCAACCCAGGCAGGTGATGCTGGTTGAAGTCAGGCCGATCTGGAAGTACACACCAGCCTTGCTCAGTACATCAACGGTCAGCGTCCATCCGTCGGCCTGTGCATGGGTGAGAAGCGCGTTTTTCAGCGCGGTCAAGCTGGATGCGGTACCGGAGTAGTAAGCCATTATGGGTCCATCCTCAAAGCGTAATAATCAGCGTGGCCGGTCCGCGCCACCGACTGCATGACCACGTAGGTCTTGCCGTCAATGACAAGCGTGTTCTCCACAGCGTTGTTGAAGCCGCTCACGTGGAAAACGCCATCCAGTTGACCGTACAGGTTGGCGCTGCCGTCATGCAGCTCGACCGGCAACAGCGGGTAGAACCCGCCAGTGTCGCGGGCCTGCAATTCCGTGGAGCCCGGCGTCGCGGTGCTGGTGAGGAACGAATTACCCCACGGATAGCAGCGCATATTGATCCACCCGCCAGGCGTGCGCAGTTGCCCGCGCGCATTGTTGCCGCGCAGATAGAAATCGTGCGTGGTGTCCGAAAACCGCGTGGCGGCTGCCCCGGCCAGCATCCCCCCGGCAACCACTGGATATGGGTACTGGCTCGGGCGCGCATACGGTAAGAACTTGCCCAGGTACAGGTGTTCATAAACCGGCGTCCCGACCTTGAGCGCAAGCGCGATCCGCTGCCCGTTGAGCGTCAGCCAGTAGTCGATGCGGTTGTTGTGCGCAGGGCAGCCGACAAGCGCAGCGCCGGGCTGTGTGTCGAATGTGTTGCCGGGAACGTAGCCGGTGAACACGCCACCCAGCAGGTTGTAGTAGTCACTGGAGACGCTGTGGTATGTGCGGATGCCCCAGAAAATCTGCTCGGCCCCGCTCAGTCCTGGCGCACGCATGATGAGTTCGTGGCCGCTTGTTGCGTTGTCCACCGTGGTATAGCGCAGCGTGGTGTAGCCGTTGGCCTCGCAAAAAGCCTTAATCGCGGCGATCAGGTTGTAATGCGCCAGGCTATAGGTGCCTGTGTTGTCCACAAAGCCGATTTGATGCGGCATATCAGCCTCCGAGTCCGCGCGGGTTGCGCTGGATGATGTTGAGCACGGCGCGCTCTCCGGCGCGGGTGTTGAGGTATTCGCTCATCGCATCGTCGATGTTGAACATGTTGACGATGCGCGTGTTTGCGTTGACCGTTGGCGCTGCCGCCGCAGCTGGCGCGGGCACAAGACCACCGGATGCGAAGGCCAGCCGTCCCATGCTGATGCTCGGCATCCAGCCGCCGCCGTTGATGGCGTGGAGCATGTCCAGGCCGATACGTTGTACAGCATCGCGGCGAACCACAAACTCGCCTGGGGTGAGCATGGCGGGCACGGTGTCGCCGGTGCCGGTGCCTGGGACGGGGCCGCCGGTGGCAAATTTGAGACCAAAAAATTGAAGCGCACTTGAGACAAAGCCTCCGATGCCTCCGCCTCCGCCACCCTTCCCGGAGCCGCCAAAAAGCTGCTCTGCCAGCTTTTGCGCGGCGATGCGCTGGATGCTGGCAATCACCGCGCGGGCGAAGTCGCGGAAGGCTTCCTTGGCTGTCTTCGCGCCTGATCCGATCTGCTCGAACATCGTGACGAATGCGTTTTCCACGTCGCCATTGATGCGCGTGGCCACATCGTCAACCTCAGTCTTGAGGCCGGAAACCTCGACCTTGAGCCGCGCAACCCGGTTGATGGCCTCATCCGATCCTGAGGAGTCGGCCAGTTCCTGCATCTTCGGAATCAGCCCTTCCACCTCGGCGGCGGTCTGCTGGTGCAGCGTGATGATCTCCCGCCGCATCTGCGACTCGGTGAGCATCCCGGCATCTTTCTGAACCTGTAGCTCACGCTCTCGGATCGCCATGCGCTCGGTGACGGCCTGGTATTGGCGCTCCAGCTTGCCAAGCTCGGCAAGATCAGACTCGACATTGATAAGACGGCGAACATCCGCCACGCCAGCCGTGTCTCCAATGCCCTGTAGCCCCTCGATAAGCGGCTGGTACTCGCGTTCCAAGCGCGCGCGTGTGACTTCACCGCCCGCTCCGCCTGCAATCTCCGCCAGCCTGTCGCGGACTCTGGCAAGCTCGTTGGCTAGGTCGCGCTCGGCGGCTGCCGCCTTGCGGGCGTTGTCCACCGCCACATCAGCGCGGCGGTTGTTGAGCACGATCAAGTCGGCTTCGAGCTTCTTGACCTCGCCCTGAGCACGCAGGCGCGCATCTTCGCTTGCCTTCGGATTTGCGGCGACTGCACGCTGTGCAGCCAATTCCTGCTGGCGGCGGGCTATCTCCGCATCAATCTCCTGCTGCTCAATGGCGGTCTTCTTCGCGTAGTAGTCGCGGATGGATACCAAGCGGTCCTCGAACGCAGCATCAAGCTGGCGCTTTTGCCGTTCCAGGCTGTCCTTGAGTAGCGCAAACTCGGCCTCTGCCTCGGACTTGAGTTCCGCAAGCCTGGCGGTGATGACGCCTGAGTTCCCGGCCTTGCCCTTGCGCGACTTGGCAAGCTGCTCTTGATACCACTTATCCAGCTTCGCGCGCGCCTTGTTGTACTCGTCGATCCCAACGGCCCCACTTGTCAGGGCAGCGTACAGATTGGACGCATGGGCCTTGTACTCGGCGGCCATCTTTTCCTCGCTCGACCGGATCGCATCGAGCGTCTTGCGCTGCTCGGCAGTCAGCGATGCTTCAAGGTATGGCGCGGCTTTTGTGGCTGCCTGGGCCTGCTCCTTGCGGAGCTTGGCGAAGAACTCGTCCACCCGCTCAGTGAGGTTCTTCGGAAACCAGCGATCTGCCAAGTCTTGGTTGTAGGCCGCCACGAAAGCATTGCGCTCGTCCAGAGCGCGCTTCATGGCAGCCACGCCACTCTTTCCGACTCCTTCCGTCACGACGGCGGCGGCAATGTCGAAGACAAACTTGATGTCGCGCGCCACAGCCGCAATGGTCCCGCCAATGGTGCGCAACACGTTCGGCACGAACAGCACCAACTCGCGCACCACATCCATGAGAACCGCAATGGCCTTGGCCGATTTGCGCGCGAACTCCACGATGCCGTCGCTTTGCGCCAAGGACTTGCTGGCGTCTTTCAGCCCGAAAGCCTTGTCAAGCGCGTCCGCAAGCGCACCGCCCATCAACTGCATGGCTTGCGTTACCGTGTTTGCGACGCGGGTTAATGCGGACCCCATCGTTTCAGCACTGCCTGGGATTTCCTTCGCAAGCTGTTCGGCGAACTTGGGCAGAAAGTCCTCGGTCAGAAGCTGCCCACGATCCAGCATTTCGGACAGTTCGGACGTGGACACGCCCATGGCGCGCGCGGCAATCTGGAATGCGCCTGGGATGCGCTCACCAAGCTGCCCACGCAGTTCCTCGGCCTGCACCGATCCCTTGCTCATCATCTGCGAAATGGCAAGCAAAGCCCCGGAGGTTTCAGCGGACGACAGGCCAAGCGTTGCGGCAGCGCCAGCGACTGCCGAGAACACCTTGCGCGCGCCCTCGCCCTCAAGCGATGTTCCGCGCGCGGCTGCGGCCAGCTTTAGGTAGGCTTCCTGTGCGTCCGACAGCGAAATGCCAAGGCGTTGCGCCTCATCGCTCACGAACTTCTGTTCCGCCGCTGCTGCGGCAGCCGATCCGGACAGAACCTTGAATGCGTTACCGAGTCTTTCCGCTTCCAGCGCGGCCTTGGGAAGAGAGACGAAAATTGACGTTACGGCTGCACCAATGGCCTGGAATGCGGCTTGACCAAGGGCGAACGCCTTGGCCATATCGACGACACGAATCTTGACCGAATCGGCTTTCTGTCCAAGACCTTCCAGAGCGCGCGCCGACTGTTCAAGCGAAGCGACAGCTTGCTTGCTGTCCGCGGTGATTTTGATTTCGAGGCTTTTCTGTGTCATGGCGCTCATTTTATCCGCCGATGTCCTTAACCCACCGCTCCCAGTCCTTCTTCTCCGCCTGGGCCACGCGCGCGGCCACTGCCATGTCCATCAAACGCTGACGGCGCATTATCTGCGCCGCCGCCATGAAGTCCCGCGCGTCCGTCCAGGCCATATCCATCACGTCTCGATAGCCGAATCCGGCCTCGACGAGGGCGGCGATCCACTCGTGCCACCAGAGGCGGTTTGTGCGAGACGATCCGCCGCGCCATGAATCACTGGCAGCACCCGATGGACGAAAAAATCGGCGTTCACCCCCAGAACGCGGGAGGCAAGTTCCGCCAGCACATCCGGCGTCTGATCCTCCAGCCATGCGCGCTCCACGCCAGCGCCTATGGCCGTGGCCTCGATCACAGCATCGGCATGGCGCATCAAGGCCCCGGCGATGTCGCCGGTGGCCAGTTCCGACGCGATAGGCTCGACGGCCTTTAGAAAGCGCGGCAGGTCGCGCACCTTGATAGGGGTGATGGCGATGCCGCGCGGGTCTTGTTGCGTCATGCGCTACCTCAAGAGGCTTGGATCACGCGACCGAATAGGCCAAGCGGCCCGGTGTCGCTCTTGGTGGTATCCGCCAGCACACGGCCAGATAGCTCGAACTTCTGCAATTCGTCGCCGATCAGGCTGAAATCCTTGGACGGGTTGAGCACAACGCGGTACAGATCGACGATCACGCGCTTGTTTGAGTCGGCGGTGTTGAGGCCGTCGAAGCGCAACCACACTTCCGGCTGGGCGGACTTGAACATGGCCAGTCGCTTGGCCGCGCCGTAGGAATAATCCACCTTGAACGGCTGCGTGAATCCGGTGACGTTGAGCATTTCGATGGCCCCCTGCTCGGCGTGCACCTTGTAGTGCGTGCCCGCCGTCAGGGTGGCCGGGGTGCCAGCGGAGTCCTTGACGACAACAGACGAGACAAACTGGTTCGCCAGCAGATAGACGCCACCAACCACAGCGCCGGTCGGAAGGGCCTCATTGGTGACGCTGCCAGACGTAACGCTGCTGGTCTGACCGTACAGGGTCAGTTCCAGGTTCTCGATGGAGAAGTCCTCCACGCCGCATGAAAACTCGCCGTCCTTGCCCTTGATGAGCGAAAGGTCGGTAAGCCGCTGGCCGGAATAGCTCTCCTTGTGCTCGATGGTCTCGACGTTCAGAGACACTTTCAGTTCGGGCACGTTGCCCAGCCAGCGCATGGCCTGCGGGTTGCCGTTGCTGTCGCGGGTGCCGATGTAGACGCGGCCTTGGCCAGAGAAGTACGCCATTTTCAGTCTCCTTTACGGGTGGGTTTGTTGGGTTTCTGATCCGGCGCGGATTCGGCCACGCCGTGCTCTATGAGCCACTGCGCGGTTGCTTCGTCCACGTCCAGCGTGTCGCCGGGTTGGTATTCGATCCCGGCGTCGGTATGCGGTTTGATGAGTGTCACGATCACGATTCGACTCCCTGGATGACTTCGCCAACCTCGAAGGCCAGCGGGTAGAGCAACAGGCCGTCCTGATACACCGGGGCGGGCGGCGAGACGGGTTGCATGGTCTGCACCCCGGCGCGCGGCTGCCAACCCATGAGGGCTTGCAGGCATGCCAGCACCAGATCGGCGGCGTCTGCCAGTGCGGCCTCGCCCTGCGCGACATTCTGCACGTTGCGCACCCCAACCAACACCATCCAGCGGGACGCGATGCGCGCGGTATTGCCGAATCCTGTCACTTCCAACACCTTGTGTCCGCCAGAGACAACGAGTGCGGCTGGTAGCTTTTTACCTGCAAAGTCATCAACACTGCCGGATACAGAGCTATGCACCCCGGCAAGCGCGGGCACTGTGTCGATGAGGCGCTGGCGGATGAGCGGTTCCAGGTCAAGCATCAGTAGCCGCCAGTACCGTCACGGGTCATCACGCGGGCATTGCCCAGGCTCACCTCGGCAAGCGCCGGGGCGGCGGACGCCGCAGGCAGGCCAAGAGACACCTGGCCCTTGGCGATGCTTTCCAGCATCCTGCGCGCATCCTCGTAGCGGAGGCGCACCTCCTCGCTGGCGCGGTCCTCCCATAGCCGGTAACGGGCAATGTCGCATGCAATGCGGGCAAGGACCGCCGGCACGGTAGCCAGCGGCAGGGCGTAGCGGCTGGCGAGATAGCCGTCGATCTCTGCGTCTGCGTCAGCCAGCGCGCGGGCCACAATGCCAGCATCAGGCCCACCCGCGCCCGCCCGGTCGGTAAGCTGTGTAAGCTCATCGAACCCGAAGCGGTCCTCAAGATCGGCCTGGGTGGCGTAGGTCATTCGTCAGCCGTCTCGGCCACGATCAGCATCGGGTCCGCACGCAGCGCTTCGGCCTGCTCGGGCGTGGCCTCTACCGCAACAGCCTCGCGCCCAAACGGGCCTAGACCGGAGCGGTAGCGGGTCGCGTCGCCGTGCGCGGCCACGGTGCGCACCAGCAGGCGCACGGTTGTGCGGGCAGGTGGTTCTGATGGATCTTCAGCGGGCGGGACATCCACCATGCCGTCGAGCACCGGGTTGGCAGTCTTTTTCGCGGACATATGTCACCTCATCAGATCAGCCACGGGGACACGATCAGATCGACAACCCCGAAGTTGGCGTTGGAAGCACCGTTGGCCAGGCGCTCGTTCTTCACGATCTCGATGGCATTGGCGCGCAAGGACGGCGGCACAACCAGCACGGTAGGCTTGATGCCCATGGGACGTCCACCGTCGGCCTTGATGCTCATCATCGCGCTCATGGCGGAGTTGAAGTTGGTAGCGTCCAGCGTCGCTTGCGACTTGTAGGCCATCTGCCAGAAGCCAAGGCCCGCGTTGCAGCGATAGCGGATACCATAGAGGTACTTGTCGCGCTTGAAGACGTCATCATTCTGTGTCGAGGTGATCGATTCGAGCTCCGGCGTGGTCCGCTCCTGGAAGATGAATGGCTTGAGCGCGCGGCTGGTGTCGAGCAGATACCATGCCGTGCCAGCGCCGGCCTGGACATTGGAAACCTGCGTCGCCGTGCCGGTGCCATCCACGTTCGGATAGACCGGGTGGTCGGTGTCGAAGAAGAACTGCCCGTCGTAGCAGTTGGTGGTGTGCGCGTTCTTGAGCAGGTCGAAGACGAGCTGATCCGGGTGGGTGGCTGCGGCGCGTCCCATCTCTTCGAACAACGGGGTATAGATGCCGACGTTATCGTCCTCGATGTCGGTGCGCATGATCGGGACCGTGCCCTCGAACAGCTTGTTCTGAATCTGGTAGGCCTGCGCGGCCATGTCCTTGAGCACGCGGTCGCCAACCCATTCGCGCAGAGTAGGGAACTGGCCCAGCCAACCATACGTGTTGGACGCCGAAGTGGACGGCACACGGGTAGCAACCTTGTCCCAGTCAGTGGGCGTTTTGGTCAGCGCATCCTGAAAGGCTTTGGAAAAGCCGGTGCGCAGGCTGGTAATGAGGGCGGGGGTGATGATGGCCATGTTTGATTACTCCTTGGTGAGTTGTTTGGCTTGGGCGAACACCTCCTCGGTCATACCGAGCAGCTTGGCGGCGAGGCGGTCTTCGTCGGATAGGGCCACACCGCCCACGCTGTGCGCGGAGGGATTGGTCTCGGATGCGGACACGATCTCAGGCGCGGCAGCGGCGAAGGCCCTGAAGCCTTCGATGTCGCTGCTGGCGTAGGCCAGCGCCCAATCCTTCATACCAGGCGAAACCTTGCGCGCGCTCATGGCGGCTTCCACCGCAGCCTCGGCCTCGCGTCTCGCCAGGTCGGACTGAAGCGCGGCGAGCTGGTCGGCCACCTGCTTGTGCAGGGCCACCGGCACGTACTGGGACGGATCGGGCTGGCGCGCCTGCGCGGCGGCGAGTTGTTCGGCTGCCTGGGCGGCTGCGGCCTCGGCGGTTTTGAGCCTGTCGACGAGCTTTTGCAGCTCGGCTGCCACTTCGTCGGGCGTGGCCGTCACCGGCAGGTTGAGCATGTAAATGATGCGTTCGAGTAGATCATCCACGGCGTGACTCTCCTTTCGTGAGGCTGCGGCTTGCAGATAGAGATTTGGGTTGTGGGTGAGCCCCGCGCCGGACAGCGCCACCACCTGGCCAGTCTTGGCCTGGTAGCGGAAGACCGGCGAGAGGTAGCGGTATTCCTTGTTGGCGAGCAGCTCGGCGGCGCGCGGCGTCCAGTCCACCCGCGCCCAAATGCCGTCCTCGCGTGCCTGTAGATCCTTGATCCAACCGGCTGCGGGCACCGGCCCGGCCTTTTCGTCGGCGGTGAGGCTCTGGTGGTCGTAGTCGATGGGCAGGTCCGCCCCATTGGCGTCAAAGGCATCCAGCACCGCCTTGGCATCCAGCGTGTACGGCCCGCGGCCGTCCCGCCCGGAGAAAGTCCCCGCCGGAATGAGGTGGACCCAATCCGGCGGGGTGAAGGACGCCTCGTCGGCGTCGGCAGGGAGGAGCGGCAGTGAGATGGCGTTGCGCGCGAGCCTGAGCCCCGCGTGGGCAGCTGCGTGGTATGCGGTGATTGTTGGGTGGCCGTAAGTCATACCGAACCCATGTCCTGTTTCATGGGCGCCGTATAGCACACGATCATCTACTTGTCCAGAAAAGCGAGTGCTAAAGCTCATGCACCGGCAGCAGCGCGGTACATGGCCACTCTCGGCCATCAGATGCCACCACAACAGCCTTGACGCGATAGACGCATCCAAGCACCGGATAGCGCACCCATTGCACCACGCGCTGGCCGTCTATGGTTGGCACTCCATAGAGCCGCGTAGAGGCTGCCGGGTCGTCGCCATACTCAACGGCGATGGACACGCTCTTGATGCTGCTTATGGACGCCAATGGGCCGAGGAAGCGGGCGAAGCTGAATGCCAGCGGGATTAGCGCCTCGGGCGCTACGGGCGGGAACTTTTTGGCGATCATGCGGCAATCTCCCATGGGCCATTGTCTGCCTGTACGGTCCAGTCCGAGATTATCGCTTCAACGAGGTGGGGCAGTACGGCAGGCAGCACCGTACCGCCGCCGAGCGATCCCAACGCAGCCGCGTTGGACAGGGCAGCGCCGCTGAGGATGATCTGAGTGCTGAGTGTGCCACCTGCAACGGCGGCGGCGATGGCCTCGCCTCTCATGGTGGCCTCTATCGTCAAATCGCCAGATGCGCTGGAGACGGAAGCCGCCGCGCCAGATAGCGGTATGAGGGTCGTCAGTCCGCCTGACGCGATACTGTACGCCTGCGCGTCGCCAACGAGCGGAATCTGCGTGAGCAGAGCTCCAGATGCGCTTGCTGCTGCGCTGGCTTGGCCTGACAGTCCAGATGGTGTGGTGGCCAAGTCGGCTGCTGCCAACGCGGCGGCGATGGCCTCACCGGAGAGGCTCATCTGCGTGGTGAGGCTGGCGGATGCAGATGCGCTGGTGGATGCCGCCCCAGAAAGCAGGATGGCGCTATCAAGCCCGGCCTGGGCGAATGCTTGGGCGATGGCCGATCCGGTGAGCGTGATGGTGGTGGTGAGATTGCCGTCCACGACGGACACAGAGGACGCCGATCCTGAGAGCGGGATGGCGGTGGTCAGACCACCGCTGGAGGTGGTGACAACGGCGGCAGCGCCAGATATCGGTATCTCGGTTGTAAGCGTGCCGCTCGCCGCTGCGCTGGCCAATGCAGAGCCTTCCAGGGCTTGGCCACCTCCGCCGCCTGCGTCGAAATACAGCACGCGCCGGGCGGGCTTGAAGATTTGCCACGGGTTGCGAGATAGGGCAAAGCATTCGGCGTCCGTGAGCGCGCCGTTGAACCCGAAGGCCGCATAGACGTTGCCAAGCGCTGGCGCTCCATCATCAGATACGCCAAGCTGAAAGTTTCCGGTCGTATTTGCTGGGACAGCCGTTGGGTCGGTGGTGTCGTATACAGAAACGACGCTCGGTGCTTTTACGCCATCGACGAAAAACGAGTACCCGGCAGCGCCGTTCGCGCCATTCCACCGAAAGACGACAACCGTGTCTTTGTTCGCTGGGATATGCAAGCCACTTGATCTGTAGGCTTCAGAACCTCCTGCTGTATCTCCTATGCCTAAAGTAGGCTCGCCGAGAGAGCCACTGCCGATGCCGCAGACAAATGTGTTCGGCGATGCTCCCCATTTCGCCAAAACCCGACGCGATGCGCTCGTGTCGTAGTTGATGACCGCTACGACAGTCAGCCCTTTCGATCCTGCGAACGGGTTGAAGCTCGTGCCCCAACTAAACGCACCGTTGGCCTGCGTACCGTCGAACTTCAGTGCACGGCCAGCGTTACCCGCCGTCCATGAAACGCCAGAGCCAGCCGCCCCAGGCAGAGCCCTGCTTATCAGGTCTCGCGCGCCAGACCCGGCGTTGAGCGCGAACGTGCAGCGTTTGCTGAACGCCTGATCGACAACAGCGTCGCCAATCGGCTGCTGAAATCTCCTTGGCAGGATCAGGTTAGCCACGATTTAGACCTTCGGGCCTACCGTCCGTGGGGTGACTTTGAGAGTCCAGCCGGCGCTTACGGTCTGGCCGGTGCCATTGTTGTGCAGGAAATATCTTGCGATGGTAGGAACGTCGCAGGCCCGCAGCTTGAGATACTGCGTGGTCGTGACGTTGTTGACCACAAAGCTGCCGATGTAGCGCGGCTTGTACGTCGTCGTCGGGTTGGCAGCATCGTTGGTGCCGTCAATATCCTGCTCGGCTGCGTACAGGTCGATGGTGGTGTTGACAGTCGGCGCGGTTGCATACGTGCAGGCCAGCACGAACTCCGCATCCGGCGCGTTGTCGCCGTCGTCGATGATGCTGTACATTGCATCATCGGCCTGTATCACGGTATTGTTGGCGATGGACGCGCCATTGGCCTCCAGTGTCTTGGTCGTTCCAAGCTTGACGATCATGTCATTGGTCGTAATCGCCATGTCAGACCCCCGTCCGGCCCAGAGCGCGGGCCACGTCCAGATTGCTCACAGTACCAAACACCGGCTGCTGGGTAGTGGCCAGCGCCAGTAGCTCGTCCACTTGCGCTTGCGTGAGCGCCCCGGCTTGCACCCACGCTTGCAGCATGGCCTGATTGGCAGGATCGGCAAAGTCGATGGAGTCAGCCACCCCGCCGAGCAGGAAGTCCTGCACCGTCAGCGCCACGGCGCGAAGGGGCGAGGCCGGGTTGGCCGCGTGGTCTGCAATGGCCGCACGCAGGCCGCTGACACCACACCACATGCTGAACCGAGAACGCGACAAGCTACCCACGACGGGCCGCGTAGTGGCGTTGAGCGCATCGGCGATCTGCTGGTCGTTGCCGTTGGCGATCCAGTCCGCATAGACCGGGTTGCTGGTGATCTCAGCGGCCAGCGCCGCGAGTTGGTCGTTGGTCATGGTCGATCCAAAGGTTGAGATACGAGATACAGGTGCTCAGGCGTGAGCCATTGCGCTTCGTCCATGTCGATGATTGCGCGCCCCGCCCGCTCACAGGCCCACACGATCAACTCGTGGCAGACCCACTTGCACGAGTCCTGCCAGTTGCGGCGGAACAGCCAACCACACAGATAGGCCCAATCGTACCCATCGCCAAGCCTAGAGGCCGCGATGCGCCACACCAGATCAGGATTTTGGTGGTGTATTTTGCGCAGCACGTAGTTCGGATGCCGGGCGGCCCAGGCCGCGAAGCTGGCCATCCGCACGCCTTGCGGCCTGCCCACGCCGCTCGACTCGATCACCTCCGACCCGTCGCCAGATACGAGGGCAACGTGTGTGTAGCGGCCATGCGTCAACCAGGCCATCGCACGGCTGATCCAGTCTCGCGGGTCGTGCGAGAAGGCGAGGACGATGTGGCTCACGGCCAGTCCCGCTAGTTGTCCTCTTGCACGGACAACTGACCAGCCGCAAAGCTCGGCGCGGCGTCTCCGTTGTTGATCGTCTTGGGCGTGGTAAGCGCGGCGTAATACAGCATGTTGCCGCCGGATGCCGCATCGTACAGGGCGAAGTGGGTAACGGTGCCCCAGTTTGCCGTTGGCGCCGGGAAGGTGATAGCCGCGTTGTTGCTCGTGGTGCCGCTCGTCCCTGTGCTGGCCGTGGTTGTGCCAGCGCCTTGCGTACCGGACCAGTTTGTCAGGCCGCCGGATACGCCAACGCGCGCATAGCTGCCGCCGCTCACCTCGGTTCCGCCGCCCGCATCTGTCGGCGCGGAGGTGAGCAGGCCGACATAAATGGTTGCGGGCGGTGTGTAGGTCTGGCCACGAAAGAGCCAGTCGATGATCTTGTTTTCCAGGTAGTCAGATTTTGCGCCCATCGTGCACCTCCAAAAAGGACCGGACCTCGTTGCTCACGGGAAAGTTTGCCTAGGCCGCCGTATAGCAGACGGATATTGGTTTGTCCAGTTACCCATCCGCCAGATACGCGCGTATGGCGTCAATGATCAGAGACCTTGCCGAGTCGTCTATCCTGCCGTCCTGTGTTACCGGAAAGTAACGCCGAGCGGGGATGTCGCCCCACGGTATCTTGGCCCCGCGCTTTGTCGCGCCGAAGGCCCCTTTCTTGGCCCCGAATTGGAGCACGGCGGCTTGCACGGCGGACGATCCGACTATCACGATGTCATTGCTGGCCTCGTAGTGCAGGCGGCTTCTGACGAACGTCCTTTCGTTGATGAGCGGCTTATTGCCCTTCTTGCGGGCAAGCGTGGCCGGGCTGTTGGGGGCGAACGGCTGCCCGGTCCAGTCCCGCCCGGCGATGATGTGCTCACGGCTGCCCTCCATCAGCGACTGGCCGATGGTGTGCATGACCGGCTTCATGTTCGATGTGCGGCGGCGGAGGTTGTCAAGCGCCTTGAGAACTTCGCGGTCGTCGATGTCGATGCGGATCATTTCCCGGTCCTCATGATGTCCGCGCGCAATGCGTCCCCAAGCGGCTGAGGCAGATTGGCCGCCTTGCGCTCGATCTCCCGCACCAGGTCCGACGTCTGCCCAGGCATGTAACCCCACCCCTTGTCAATGCCAACCTGCTCCCCGGTCTTCTCGTCGATCTCGTCCCATCCCGGCGGCGGCTCGTTGTAGTCCGGGTTTCCGCCCACCAGCTTCGCCGTCTTGGGTCCGTTGGCCCCGACAACCCGGCATCCGCATCCGAAGCCATTGGGCGGGTAGTGCGTCTGCCAGAAAGGATGGTCGGTGGGCAGCATCATCCCATCCCAGGCAAGATGGTGGAGCCTCGGATGCTCGTTCGGCGTGTGGCGATAAATCCAGTAGCGATAGCCAGAATCGCGCAACTGCGCCAGCCTACCGGATGAGTAGCTGGTGGCAAGGTTGGTCTGGTAAATGACCCGCGTGCGCCATGCGCGGCCTGCTTCCGTGTCCTCTCCCTTCCATCCGTGCCAGCCGTGCTTTTGCACGATGTCGCCGAAGCGGTTGCGGAAAGCATCGAGCGTTTCGCCCTCGTTGATGGCCTTGTCCACGGCGGCGGCCAGATCGGCCAGCAGATCGGCCTTAGCGGCCCCGGCCACCATGAAGGCGCGGTCGTGGGCTTCCTTCTGGATGTCGTCCCATCGTCTCGTCGGGACCAGGTTGCCGATCTTGCCACGGAAAAACGCCACCTGCTCCGCGAACGGGCGGCTGAATATGAAGGCAAAGGACGAGTCAGCGGCGGTTTTCTGCGGCATGGTATAGATCCCATTCGGATCGGCACTCCGGGCCGCACCAGCGGCGGCCTTCCGCAACCGGATCATCGCACCACAGGCAACGCCCTGTGGCCAATGGCCCGACGTTTCGGCGCGCGGATTCCAGCGCGTCCGCTACGGTCTGCGCGATGATCTCGTCGGCGCGGTCCGCGTCGTCAGTCACGCGGCGGACTCCTGCCGCACGTCGTACCGACCGGCCAGGTCTGCTGCTGCGAAGCCCATCGCCATTACCTCGGTGAGCCGGTCGGTGGGCAGGTTGCCATAGGCCGCCAGCAGCGCATCGCGCAAGCCCTCCATGCTCTGCGCCTCGGCCACGATGCGCTTGATGCCGTCCATGATCTCCACCCACGCGGGCGCGTTCTCTGTGTCCATGCGGTCGGTCATTGGGTCGATTGGGGTGGGGTCTGACCCGTCGGCGGTGGCGTGTGCGGATTGCGTGCTGCGATGCGCGGACTGTCCGGCCTGGTCGGTGGACTCCGGCTCGGGCGGCGCTGGTGGCGTGGCCGGAGCACCAAGCACAGGCTCATCCGGCGCGGCCTCTGGGATGCCCCATTTCTCCCGCACCCAGGCCTGCGGGATCGGCACGCCAAGCGGCACCAACTTGGCCAGTTGATCGGCCAGCGCGGCCATGTCCTCCGGCTCTTCCACCATGAGCGAGAGGCGCGGCAGTGGCGCGTCTGGCATGTTGAGGGCGATGAGCGGGGCGATCAGGTCTCTGGTGAGCGTGGCGGCAAGCGCGCGGGCGTCTGCGCGCATCAAGTCGGCGCGTACCTCGTTGTGGACGCTGGCCTGGGCGAGGCTCCCGCTGCTGCCCTGGTCGGTGGTAAGCGTCTGGCCAAGCACGGCCTTGGAAACCTGTCTGTCCAGGTACTCGATGAGGCTCTGGTACAGGTCCGCCGACGCGCTCTTGGCCCCGCTCTCCACGATTTCCAGGGCCATGCTCTCCGGGATAACCGCTCCTGCATCCGATCCAAGCTCAAACACAGCCCGCTTGAGCACCGCGATGTCATCCCGCGTGGCAGCAGGCCCATACTTGCCCAGGCGGACCGGCTGCCCGTAGGTCTCGGCAAAGGCCGCCCAATCGCGCAAAGCGTAGCTCTTGAACACCCAGGCCCACAGTGCAGAGCGGGCCAGCCCGCCCATGAGCGGGATACCGGCCATGACCTTTGGCGAATGGGAGATGAACTTGTAGGGCGGCAGTTCCTGGCCGTCAGGCGTCCCGTCCATGAGGCGCAATTCGCGCCCGGTCTCGCGGTCGAATCTGAACCAGTGCGCTTCACGCGGCAGGATGGCGGCTGGCGTCCAGGTGGGGCCGTCGGTCTGCCAGAGGATTTCCGCCACCGCGTAGCCCTTGGAAAGCGCATCAAGAAGCTGCACCAATAGCTCGGGCAGGTCGATGGATTCGAGCACTGTTCGCGCCAGATTGGCGGCCTTCTTCGCCGCGCGCGAATCTTCTGCGGGCTGCACCTCCAACGGCAGGCCCGCCACCGCCAGCTTGCGGGTCTGGAGCACGGCGCGATAGTGCAGGTCTTTTTCCTCGATGTCTGCGGCGGCTATGAGGAAGTCATGCGCATCGCCCATGCTGGCGCGTCGCAGGATTTCGGCCACCTGGGCGGGCGTGAGGCTTGCCAGAGGCCGCCACGTCCACGATTGGCGAAAGCCGGTCAGTGCCGGGGCGGCGAGTTCGGTTTTGAGGGTCTTGGTGTCCATCAATACGCGCTCCACTTGTCCATAGGCGCATCATCCGGCGCCTGGTCCTGCTTGCCGGACCATCTACGCGATCCGACCGGCTCATAGCCGTATCCTACGATAGCAGACGTTATCCCAGCAAAAGCATAGGCCAGCGCGTCCACGCCGTCATCGTGCTCGCCCTCGGGGAAGGAAAGCAACTCGTCGCGGAACCAGGCCGGGACGCCAGACGGATCATGGCGCACCATGCGCTGCTCGTAGCGGGTGAGCACGGGCAAGAAGCGCGTCAGCTTGTCGCGGTCCGGCTTGATGCCGCGAACGGGTAGCTGGGTCGTCCTTAGAAGCTCCTGCACCACGGCGGCCTGGTACTGCGTCTGCTCGATTGCGATAAGGATGGGGCTGTGTCTCGCGGCTGCGGCCTTGATGCGCTGGAGCACGTCATGGAAGCCGCACCTGTGACGCTCGACCTCCTTGACGTACACGATGCCGGTTTCAGGATCACGGGCAAGCGCCACGATGGCGGTGTAGTCCGCGCCTGAGCGTTCGCTGATTGCAAGGTCAACGCCGAGCACAACTGGCAAACCGGTGGGGCAAGGCGCATCCACAAGCATGTACGGCTTCACCAGCCCACCGCCGAAGGTGACGAACTCGGCCAGGTATTCCTGCCGGAACACCAGATCGGGAAGCTCACGGCGCTTCTGCTCGATCTCTGCCGGGTCTATGTGCGGGTTGACGCTCGTCGGCATGTGGAAACTGGCCCAATCTGGAAACGTCGGGTCGTCACCGCGACGGAAAAGCTCGTGGAAGTAGTTCAGGCCGTTTGGGGTACTGATGAACCACGCATCGCCGCTGTAGTCCGTCAGCGTCGGGCTTATGGCCCGCTCCCAGGCGTCCTTGAGGTAGCGGGCATGGGCGGCCTCATCAATCACGAGGCGGGCATACTTGCGGCCCCGGCCAGCGTCAGGGTCGCCAAGCGTCCAGAAGTCGATCACCCCGCCGGTTATCAACTCGATACGCATTTCCGTCCGGTTGGCCTTGCGCGTAACTGGCTTTAGCGTGCGCTCCATATCTGCCCACACGTCCAGCAGCAGCTTGTACGTTGGGGAGAGAAACGCCACGGGCTTGCCGTCAATCGCCCCGCCTTCCATGAGCGCGAGCCACTCCACGGCGAGCATTGTTTTCCCGAATCGCCGCCCGGCGCTGATGACCTTGAACCGCGCTGGCGTATCGAGTACGCGGCGCTGGCCTGGGTGCAGGTCGATTGGCGGGATAACGATGCGGGTCATCTTGATCCGTAGCTGCGCTCAATCACGATTGTCGGCTGCGCGGAAGCATCATCCAGCCCCCACGCCTTGCGCTCCCCGTCCTGCCGGATGCGCAACATTTCCGCGCTGATCTTGGCCAGCTTGCCTAGCTCGAAGTCCTCCGGGACGGAGCCGAATCGCGCCCGATGATCTTCCCATTCGGCCTGGTGTGTGCGCACCACTGATGCGCTTTTCTCGGCTGCTGCGTCTATGGCCTCAGCGCGTTTTTCCGGGTTGGCTCCTGCAACTACTCGTGCAACCTTTTCTGCAACCTTGCGCCGGATAACCTCTGCAACATCGGTGCCGTCTCCCCATCCGCCAGCCTTCGCGCGCTTCTGTATCGCCTGGTGTGAGACGCCATATTTCGCGGCAAGCTCTGGGAAGGTCGCACCCGCCTCCCTCTCGGCCCGAATATCCGCCCACGTCTCTTTGCTCAGTCTTGGCATAGCTCAATCACTGCCCACGTCATGCTGCTCCGAAGCGTAGCATAGCAGAGCCAGAGCATCGGCTTCGTTGTCGTCCGCTGGCTGGTGGCCAAGCGCCTGCATCGCGTCCACCATCTCCGCCTTCCCTGCATTGCCCTTGCCGGTGGCGTGCTTTTTGATCGTACCGACCGGGACCCCTGAGTATGGGATGCCGTGGTGCTCACACCACGCTGTGAGCGTGGCCAGAAACCCGCCGTATGCGTGGGCCGCGTCCACCCCAGCATGGCGGCGCACCTCCTCGAAGTAAACCGCTTCGAACCCATCCGCGCATTGCTTGGTCTCGGTGAGCCAGCGCCGGAAGCGAAGGAAGCGCATCCCGCCGCCCTCGAACCGCTGAGGCTTGAAGCTCTCGCTGCCGCTGGTGATGGAGCCGTCACGGCCTCTCAGCGCCCATCCTGTGGTGGTGCCAAGGTCCAGGGCCAGGATGCAATCACGCATATTTCCGCGGCCTCCCAGGCTTGCCAGGTACCCCACCGCCAACCCGTACCCCGGCCACAAACCCGTCCTCGTCGGTGTGGAACCACGTGGCCGGATACTCGCATCTGTTCTGCTCGACCATCTTGCGCTTGTACTCTGGCGTGCAGTCCTCGCAGTAGCCACTTCTGCCCGGCTTCGTTGACCTCGCAGAGCGCATCCAGAGCGCGTACTGCTCACGGCTGCTGAAGCAGCTTGGGATTTGGATGGTTGCCATGTTCTCTCCTCTCACATCGATTTCTTGGCAGCAAGCATTTCCTTGATCGCCGCAATGCGTTCGCGCGCGGTCTCGCGCTCGATTGCGGATGCGGCTTGGTCGGTAAGCACGCCATGGGAAGACACCAGAGACAGCAGCGCCTTGGTGCGCTCCGGGTTTTCCGGCGGTGGAAGCAATCCGCGCGCGTACTCTGCCCCGATTTTCCCGGCCTGAACAGCAGCCCCTAGCACCTCCGCGCGTTGCTCCGCATCGAACCCAAGACACACCTGCCACTGCACAGGACGGCCATTCAGGCGCGCTTCCTCGCACAGCCGCAGGTAGGTATCACGGAACGCCATGCGCGCTCCGGTCTTGTCCCCAAGCACCAGAAGCGGGCGGGCGATCCAGAACGCTTCTGCGGCCTCCTGCGTCCATACCACGGTCATAGACTCGTCATGCGCAAGCTGCGCGTTCGCCCATGCTTCGTCTGCGCCAGGGCGGCCATCAGCCGATGCAACACGTTCTATCACGTCCGCAACGGTTAGCTTTCTGCACTCACGCCGGACCCGCGCCAATGCGGCCAGCACTTGATCGGCCCCATACGGTTCCAGGTCATCCGCCATCAGTAGCAACCCCGCTGGGCTGATCTGCTGCCCCATTGCCTCGGCGGTAACGCTCAGTGCGTCGATGATGGTTTCTTTGCTCATGGTTTGGTCCTCCTTGCGGCAAGCATGGCCTTGGCCTGCTGCGCTGCGTTGAAATTGCTCTGTGTCGCGTCAATCTGGCGGGCTGTTGCTGCGGTGATGCTGCGCCCCGTTGCCCACTCGGTGCGTAGCTTCTCGGCATCGGCGAGCAGGTTCCCGAAGGCGTGCCCGCGCTCGACGTAGAACCTGGCATTCGATGAGACGTAGTGCTCCGCTACGTGAGGGGCGTCGGCCATCGGGATGCGCTTGACGAAGGACACCACTTGCGCGGCTACCTTCGCGTTCCTCACCGGCTCGATACCGTAGCGATCCAGGTATGCCAGCGAGTATCTCCGCCATGTTTCTCGGCAGGCGTTTTTCATCTCATCGGACAACTTCGATTTTTGGGGAGCCGTTGCGCAAGCAACGGTAGGGTGTGTGCCACTGGTCTGTTCAATGGTCTGTTCAATGGTCTGTTCAATGGTCTGTTCAATGGTCTGTTCAATGGTCTGTTCTTTGCGTGTAGCCGAATCGGCTAGGGGGGTGGTAGCCGAATCGGCTAGGGGGGTGGTAGCCGAATCGGCTAGGGGGGTGGTAGCCGAATCGGCTAGGGGGGTGGTAGCCGAATCGGCTAGGGTTTTGTTTCTTGATCTGTAGCCCATTCGGCTACTGTTATCGGTAGCCGATTCGGCTATGGATGTAGTAGCCTGTTGGGCTAGTGTTTCAGGAATCGTTATCCGGTATCGGCAAGGAAGCGAATGACCGCCTTTCCCATCCTTGCGAATCCACCCCAGATCAACGAGCTTCCTTGTCGCGCTCGATACGTTGGCGACGTGCATTCCGCAACGTTCGGCTATCGCCGATCGGCTTGGCCATGCCTCAAGCTCTTTGTTGGCGAAGGAGAACAGGACGCCGAGAACGCGCAACTGCTCCAATGTCAGACGCCTGTCCTGCCATACCTGGAGGGGTATTCTGGAGAAAGGTTCTCGGCTCAAGATGATTCCTCCATGCCAACGGCCAGCTTCTGACGCATGTAGTCCCAATTGATGTCCGGCCTTAGCTCCTCGCACCGGACCCCCGTGACCGCCTCGATCTTGGGACAAATCTTTACTGGCGCGAGACCAATGGCCGTCCAGTTCCAAACCCGCTGCTTGGTACAGCCGATCATCTTGCCTAGCTTTGTCAGGCCGCCAGCTATCTCGATAGCCAGACTCAATGCGTCTTGTGGCCTCATGCTCTCATCCTATATTGACGATGCAGCATTGTAAACACATAATTTGACGGCCTTGCGCGAATCGTGCATTTACCGCTGCCCGTGGATGCGCACCATCGCATCCTTGAGGGCCTTGACCGACCGGCGGACACGCTCACGCGCTTGCAGTGCGGCCCGCCGCTCAGGCAGTGGCAAGGCCAGCAGATAGCGGGCCTCGCACTCGATGAGCCAGTGTATGCACCACGTGCACACGGTCCGGCCATCAGACATCCCGGCGGTCTTGTCTCGTTGGCAACCTTCGCAGTTCATGGCTATAAGTCCTTCTTATGTTGGTCATAAAAAAGTTTCATGAAAAAACTTCTTGACTGGTAAAATTTTTGTTGTATCATGCAGTACATGGATAGCGCGGTGCTATCCCCCGCGCCCCGGGGTTCTGAGGGCTAGGAGAAAGATGATGACCTACCGCCACACTACAGCCACCGCCCAGGCGGTGGCATCCCTCCTAGCCCAGTCCGGACACAGCGCTCGGTCCTTGCTGGTTACCGGCGCGCCCGGTACCGGCAAAACTGCCCTCGCGGATGCCATCGCCCGCGAGCACGGCGGGGTGTTTCTCTACGCTCTGCTCCACTCCTGGAGCGGTGCGGATGACCTCTTCGCCGGGGTCAACGTCCCTGCAGCCGTGGCCGGTGATGCCGCCGGCGTCCATCAGCCCGGCATCTTGGCCTTGGCTGCCAAGGCAAGCCATGAGCATCCGCTCGTCGTGGTTTGCCTCGACGAGATGGACAAGGCCCCTGAGTCAGTTGAGGCCCTGCTGCTCGACTGGCTCCAGTCGGGCCGAGTGCCCGTCAAACCCGGCGAACACCTACAGACCGACCTGAGCCGCGTGCTGGTGGTCATCACCAGCAACGGCCAGCGTCCGCACACCGACGCGCTCCTGCGCCGCTGCCGTCGGCTGCGCATGCAGCCGATGCCGGAGGCGCTCCGCGTTGAGCTTGCCGCAGCCCGCAGTGGTGCCCATCTTGGCGTCGTCCGCCTCATGGATCGGGCCTGCCAGATAGTGGCCAAGGCGGAGGGCAACGAAGCCCTGAGCCTCCAGGAGATCGCCCATGCCTGCGCCGAGGTGTGGACAGTCGCGGACTCGGCAGACGCCGTGGCCGAAACCCTGCGGGCCTGGGCGGCACGCACAGACGAAGGCGCGCTGGCGGTGGACACGCCAGAGGTGCGCCGCCTGATCGCGGCAATCTGGGGCGAGATAGTCGCCCAGCGCCGGAGGGCAGCATGAGCGCCCTCACGCTCCGCGATTGCCGCCGTCTCATGAGCCGGGGACGGTGGCCAATGTCTGCCGAAGCGGACGCGGTCGCCCACGCTATCGGGTGGGGCGATGACGCTCTGCGCGCCATCGACCGGCTCATAAGCCGGTATGGGGCGTTCGCCGCGGCAGCCGACGTGCTCAGCATCGAGGCAGACCGCGCGCGCGCTGAGCGCACTGACCACATGGCCGGAGAAGACGCGCCAATCAGCGAAGGCGAGCACGCCAACGCTGACGCCAACACCCACGGAGGCGACGGCAACAGCGGCGAGTGCGAGCACGCCGCTGAGACGGCAGCAGACAACCGGACTGGCTCCGAAAGCGCCTGCGATGCGGGCTCTACCGGAGACACGCCCGAAGGTCGCGAGCGCGAAGCGGTCGGCGATGACGCCAACAGTGGCGGCACGCTGGAGCCTAGCGACTCGTCCGCGAAAGCGGGGCAGCCCACCGGCCAGGGTGAGACCGGAACCGAAGAGGTGACCGAGGGGATGGGCTCCCAAACCATCGATGATGACTCCATGCCCGCCGACGAAGAGCCGGAAGGCAGCCGGTGCCCTGCTGCGGGCGGCGTGGAGTCCATCAGTGGTCCTACGAGCGCGCCACAGGCTTCCGGGGACGCAGGGTCACCCGAGGCCGACTCCCAGGACGCATCCGGCGGTTGTGTCGTGGGAGTCTCGCAATCACTCGCACGAGTGGCGGAGGTTGCGCGTATCAGCATTGCACTTTCCCGCCTGATGGCGGATGCCGCCCGCCCGGAACCGTCTCCGATGTGGGACGGCAAGCGCGTGGTCCACGAGCTTGTCACCCGTCAGGTGCGGCTGCATCGGATGCGCCGGGACGTGCCCGCAGTCCGGGGCCTGCTCGTCATCTACGATGTGAGCGGGTCATGCGGCTGGATCGCCGCCCGCACCTGGGGGATCGCCGAGGCCATGGCCAAGCGTTACAGCAGCTTCTACGCCGCCGCCACGCCAGCAGTAGAAGAAGGTGCGGAGGGATCGCTAGACCCTTCCCGCATCGTCGGGCGCGGCGCATACCGCTTTGCCAAGCTGCCGCCCATCGTCGGCAACAGGCACGGCGATGACGTTGCCGGGTGGTCGCGGCTCAAGGCCGCTGGCGTCTCGCACATCCTGGTGTTCGGAGACGCCCACGGCACGGCTGGCTACCGTGCGGCTGCGGAGGCTGGTATCCGGGTGCTGTGGGCGAACCCAAACCCTAGCATCGCGCCGTTTGATACGGACTGGTGCGATTACACCATCATCGCCGACGGCGACATTGCCGCGGCTGTTGAAACTCTCACAAGGAGGAAATGACATGGAAACACACCTGCCCGATGGTGCATCCAACGAGCCATGCGCCTATTGCGGCGCGAGGCCGACGTGGCCGGTCGTCTGGACCAGCGGAGGTCAGTCGCACACGGTTTACCTGTGCGCCGAGTGCGACGATGAGGAGGCCCGCGCTCTTCGCGCTCTTGAGGACGGAGGCGACGACTCGTCTGCCTACACATTGGTACGTGACGGCTGCCCGAATTGCGGGTGCCAATACGCAGAGCAAATCAGTCCTCACCCGGCTGATCGTTATCGCATCTATGCGTGCGATGCGTGCAACACGTCGTATTCGCTGGATGGTGACGAGAAACCACGCATTTTGACCAGAGAAGACTGGTACGCGATACGCGCAGCCAGATCAGAATACGATGCGGAGGACGGGCAATGATCCGCCTAATCTCCCCCGAAGGCCGAAGCGAGCGGCTACGCTGGACCGACCGGAGCCAGCACTCCAGATACGGGCTTGGCGTCGTCATGCGGGCCAAGTCCAGCTTACCGATGGACGGCTCGGCCTTTGCCAGCATGGCCCGCGACGGATGGCGGATCGAGTGCTCCACTGATCTTGAGTGCCGCCGCGTAGCTGGTGCGCTGGCATTGGCCGCGATCTACTTCCCGGTTGGGTCAATTGTTGTCCGCGATGACGGACGGTAAAGAGAGGAAATCATGGCAAACAAGGTTGTATACGCGGACCCGAGAAGGTTCTTCATTGACACAGATGCTCAGGTGATAGCGATCAATGTGGGTGAGCAAGGCTATTACCCGATCTTCTGCAAATGCTCAGCGGATGCGCTCAACTCTACCAACGTGACTCACGAAATCGTCGAGAGCGCTGTCGCCGGATCGATGTTCGGGTGGGACTGCCCGGCAGCCAGGGCAGCAGTCCAGTATGCGGAAGGCTATGAGTCATGCGTCTCACAGTAAAAGCCATAAAGCCGGGCCGTCTCTATGCGGTTTCAGGATCGGTAAACATGACCATCATCGCCCGCCACCCATGCGAGGCGGTGAAGGTCGCATTGCAAACCATGGAGGTGGACCACGATGAGCACAACGCTCAAGACCGCGCGCAAGGCGCGCACTTACTACCCGATGACTGACCGGGTTTCGCGCTGCCGCCAAGCGGCGCGGTATGCGCGGGCACTGGCAATCCTCGGCGACCGCTGGCTGCTTGCAAAGCCTGTGCGTCAGCTTTCTGAGAAAGGAGCATGACCATGACCATGAGCCATGAAGAATGGCTGGCCGCGCGCCGGACCGGCATTGGCGGATCAGACATTGCCGCCATCCTAGGCTTGTCGCCCTGGAAAACGGCTGTTGATGTGTGGATGGACAAGACCGGCCAAGCGGAGGACACAGTAGGCAACGCTGAGGCCGTGCGGTGGGGAAACCTGCTTGAGGATGTGGTGGCACGCGAGTACAGCGAGCGCATGTACCGCACAGTGCAGCGCGTCAATCGCATCCTGCGGCATCCGGCGCACGAGTGGGCAATCGGCAATATCGACCGCGCAGTCGTAACGCACAAGAGCCGCGTGCGCGTGGCAGACGACGGCGGAACGCTGCTCGGTGCCGATGGGCTGCTGGAGGTCAAGACCGTCAACGCCTACAAGGCCGGAGAATGGGGCCGTGATGGTGACGAGGACGCGGTGCCGATCCACTACCAGGCCCAGGTCATGTGGTACCTTGGCATCACGAGGCAGCCATGGGCCGACGTTGCCGCCCTCATCGGCGGGCAGCGGATGATCATTCGCCGCGTCCACCGTGACGACGAGACCATCAACGCGATGCTGGAGCGCGCGCATGACTTCTGGCACCAGCACGTGCTCACGCGCACGCCGCCAGAGCCTGCAAGCGCCAAGGACGTTGAGCGCCTTTTCCCGGCGGACAACGGCGAGGCAATCGAGGCAACGGATGACCTGCTGGCGGCTTTCTACGACGCGCGTGTAGCCAAGGACCGCATGGCGCAAGCCGAGGCCGATTACGATGCCGCCGCGGGGCGCATCAAGCTGGCACTTGGAGACCGCTCAGCCCTCACGCTGAACGGCAAGACTCTTGTGACCTGGAAGGCCCACAAGCCTACCCGCCGCACCGACTGGAAGGCGGTTGCCGAGGTGCTGCAAGCGCCCACAGACGTAATCGCCGCACACACCACCGAAACCCCCGGCTCTCGCCGGTTTTTACTAAAGGAGATTTGACATGGAAATCAAGATCAGCGAAGAAATTTTGTCTTCTGCCATGGAAGATGCGTTCAACAGGTCAATCAATAGCTTGATGTACAGCAGCGAAATTCGCTCGGCCATTGTCGATGCTGTGTCTGGCGGCATTGCCGCAAATTCCATTGCCCAATCCGTGGAAAACGCGGTCAAGAGCCTTGATAAGGACTCAATCACTCAGTCCATAGCGCGTGAAATGCAGCGATACATCGTTACTGGAGTTGCCTTTGTTGTGGAGGACGCAGTGATTGAGATCATCGCCAAGATGCGTGGGGTCTATACAGACGAAGGGAAGAAACGCATCCGGGAAGAGCTGAAAAAAGCCAAAGGAGATCAGAAATGACATCGCTCAAAGCCGCAGTCACCGGCCAAGCTCCGGCCACCCGCAAGCCTGCAAACGACATCGCCGCGTTGCTCTCCGATCCGAAGATCAAAGCGCAAATGTCCTTGGCCATGCCCAAGCACGTCACCGCCGACCGGCTGGCGCGCGTGGCCTTGACCGAGGTGCGCAAGAATCCGGCGCTTGCGCGATGCGACCAGACCAGCTTTCTTGGGGCGCTCATGACGTGCGCACAGCTTGGCCTTGAGCCTGGCGGACCGCTCGGCCATGCCTACCTGATCCCGTTCGAAAACCGCAAGGCCAACAGGACCGAAGTTCAGTTCATCGTCGGCTATCGCGGCATGATCGACCTGGCCCGCAGGTCCGGCCAGATCGTGAGCATCGAAGCGCGGCCCGTGTACGAGGGGGACACGTTCGAGGTGGCCCTTGGGCTTGAGAGCAACCTTCGGCACGTCCCGGACTTTGAGAATCCGAACCGGGTGCAGCCGGACAAGCTGCGGTTCGTGTACGCCGTGGCCAAGCTCAAGGACGGCGGGGTGCAATTCGAGGTCATGGGCCGCCGCGAGGTGGAGGCCGTGCGGGCACAGTCCCGGGCCGGGTCTAGCGGACCGTGGGTGACGCACTTCGAGGCCATGGCACTAAAGACGGTGGTGCGCCGCCTGTTCAAGTGGCTTCCGATCAGCGTGGAACTGGCCTCGGCCATCGAGTCGGATGAGCGCGTGGACCTTGGCATCCCGCAGGACAACCCGCTGACGATTGACCAGGACACTGGCGAAGTCTTGGAGCAGCAGCAGGCCGCGCAAGAGCAGCCCAAGCATGAGCAGCAGGCGGAGCAGACGGCACAGAGCGCAACCAGCCAACCCGCAAAGGATGACGGATGGGTGAAAGAGTTCGATTCAGCGGAGGATGGACAATGATCCTGACAGGACTAGCCCGACTCGGCGCGGACGCAGAGCTCCGCTACACCACAAGCGGAGAACCTGTCGCCAACTTGCGCCTTGCCTTCAACTACGGCCAGAAGGGCGAAGACGGCAACAAGCCGACGCAGTGGGTAGACGCTGCTCTGTTCGGCAAGCGCGCGGAGTCGCTAGCCAAGCACCTGACGAAAGGCACCGCCGTGGTCGTTGTCCTATCCGATCCACACATTGAGACCTGGACAAAGCAGGGCCAGACGGTAGGCCACAAGCTGGCCGGTAGGGTGTTGGAGATTGAATTTGCCGGTGGCGGACGCGAGGCTGGAAGCGGCAAGTCTGGCGGCATGTCACAGCCCGCTTCGGATTCGCCAAGCCGTCATGCTGCACAGGCGGGCGGGTTCAGCGACCTTGACGACGATTATCCATTCTGACCGGAAAGACGCTGACATAAGGTTGCTCGGAGATTGCGATGCAAAACAGAATCAACACCAAAGTTGTTCGCGCTATACGTCATCTAGCCGCGAAGAATGACGTTCGTTCTTACCTAAATGGTGTATATGTCGAATTCCAGCGCGACAAGACCATCTATGTTGCTTCGAACGGAAAAGCGCTCGGAAAATACACTGACCACGTCGACAACATGAGCGAATTCTCGATCATCATCCCAGAATACGTGGCCAAGCAACTCAAGAATCCTGGTGATGTGATGTATGACAGAATCACATTCAATCCAGATACTAGCGTGGCCCGCGTCTTTGGTCACGAAGCCGGACAGGATTTCGGATTCATCAAGATCGATTGCGAATACACGGACTTTTCTAAAGTCATACCATCATCGACTAGCGGAGAAACAGCGCAATTTGACGTTAATCTTCTGTCACTCTTCGCCAAGGTTAATAAGGGCCTTGGCGCGAAAAAACCAGGTTGCATCAGGATTAACCACAACGGCAATGCTGCCGCGCTTGTGGATTTGTCTGACAGTGCTTTTATCGGTGCTGTGATGCCACACAACAGCAAGCGCGAGGAGTCCAAATGAAGATCAAAGTGAAGATTGATGATGGTTGAACATGGACACGAGACGAGTATGGAAAAAACGCTGATTGACCGGATCGAACAAGGCACGACAACAGAGCGCGATGCGCTGGTCGTGTCGCAACTCATCGCGCGGCTTGCGGCCTATTAACTCGCGCTTCGTGAGATTGCGGAGTACGGTGGCGGCGATGCGTCCAGGATTGCCGAGAGGGTGCTGGCGAACGAACATACAGAAATTGGTTAATCATGATATACGGATGGATTGATGTACTTGAAACGCTCAAGAGGTGGACACGATGGATATTCAAATGGTCTGTAATACTCCTTGTGATCCAATGGGCTATAGGTCTAACGCCGATGGGCCGCGACGATTCAGACGGCGGCTCGTGGGGCGGCGGTCGTAGCGGTATGAAGGTCATGACGGATGCGCTCACAGGCTGCCAGTATCTCACCGTCCCGGGCGGCGGCATTACTCCACGGCTCGATGGTGACGGGCGGCATGTTGGTTGCAGGAAATTGATTCAAGGTCAAGGCTGAGAAAAGCCTTTCTAATAGATGAGGGTGATATGCCGATATTCAGAAAGAAACAGATAGAGATTGAAGCCCGTCAGTTCGACGGGACGCTTGAATGCAGGAAGCGACTCGAAGCAGATTTCGATGTTAGAACTGTCGGCGCAACTACCTACGATGGTAGGTTACTGTCATGGCGGATCGAAACCATTGATGGATCGAAAGAAGTGAGCCCAGGAGACTGGATCATCAGAGGCGAGAAGGGTGGGTTTTACACGTGCAAACCGGACATTTTCGAGGCCACCTATGAGCCGGTATGAAGAGGATCATCATGCAGTAAAGTCGGCAGAGACTGCGCAAAACAAAGGTTTGGTAATAGGAGTTCTTAGATATGATGGTCGTCTCGTCGAACTTATTTTCCCGCCTAAGATTTATCAGGAAGAGGGATTTGTAAACTCCGAAATTGAACGGTTGGCGTCTAAAAGTAAAGACCAAACCTTCGTAAAGCTAAAAATCGAGAACTTTGTTTCCTGTAGTGGCTGTCAATGGACATAAGCAAGCGAGTGGCGTAGATGCGGAGATTGAGAACTGATATGCCGATACGCACTGAGAACAAAAAGCGATATCCAGAAGACTGGAAGCTTAGGAGCCGGTTCGTGCGCTTCGTTCGGGCGCGGAACCACTGCGAGTGGTGCGGGGCAGAGAACGGCAAGCCGCATCCAGTCACCGGAAGCAAGGTCGTCCTGACCACAGCACACGTATATGACCACAGACCAGAAGCGGCGAGCCTGCTGAACCTAGCGGCGCTTTGCCAGAAGTGCCACAACACCCACGATGCCAAGATGCGAAGCGATGGACGGAAGAAAAGGAGATGCAAGCATGGAACTTGAAACGCTCAAGAGGTGGACACGATGGATATTCAAATGGTCTGTAATACTCCTTGTGATCCAATGGGCTATAGGTCTAACGCCGATGGGCCGCGACGATTCAGACGGCGGCTCGTGGGGCGGC